ATAACCCCATCGGTCAAGACTTTTTAAGGGGGCATTGTTGAATGTTTTAAGGGGGCAGAATCGCTTGGTTTTAGGGGGCAGCTTACACTGGATTTTCCAGCGTACATTCGTGCTGTAATTTCGCATTCAAGTGTAAGTTCTGTAAGGATTCTATTCATGTCGTGTGTATGTTATAACTATTTAAGTCGTATAATGGAAGAGAATCCCGGGTGTTCTTCTTTGGATACCCTATACATAAGGTCTATTTTACCTTTCAATTTTTTCGTCAACCTGGCGACTTTATTACGTCTTGCAGCTTCGCTTTTTATCCCAGAATGGCGGGAGTCGCTATAGGGAACTTTAACCACATCCCCTACTCTCATTTCATCGAACACTTTTGTTGTTCGATAATTCTCATCGATTACAATTTCTTTTTCCATATGTATATTATTGATTATATATATTTTTCATAAAAATCCGGCCTATCTTCACAGACCGCCCGGACAAAACCTAATTATGCAAATTTATGAATACATAAAATTGTTGCTCCCGTGGGCGTTCCGGTGGTAGCCTTACTGCCCTCCAACATCTATGAAGGACCACGAGATAATTACATAATTACTTCAATTTTCTGATTATATCACCGCCATAAGAATCTTGAGTCAACTCTATAAACTCATGTACGGTGTAAGTATCATTGTCAATGTCTATTCCCTTATTGGTACAGAATGACAACCTTCCTTGCTTGCACGAACCGGTCAGCACATGATGCCAATGGAACAATTCTTTAGCCGATACCTTTTTAGTAAAGTCTGGAAAATGCTTTTTAAAAGCTTCTAGTCTTTCCTCCTCGGTTGAATCGTCATACAATTTTTCTTGAAGTGAAGCAAAGGCCTCGTGCAATGTTTCTCCATGAGCGAATTTCCCATTCCCTTTTGCAACAAATGTCTCAGTCAATGTAAAGTCATCGTTCAGTATATATCCTTTAGCTACATTGTCATGAACATGCTTGATAATTGTAGGAATATCATCAATGATATATACTTTGTCGCCATTGAATGTTTTAATTCCATCGCCATAGCCATAGCCAGAGCCAGAGCCATCGCCATAGCCATAGCCATCGCCAGAGCCAGAGCCAGAGCCATCGCCATAGCCATAGCCAGAGCCAGAGCCATCGCCATAGCCATCGCCAGAGCCATCGCCATAGCCATCGCCAGAGCCAGAGCCATCGCCATAGCCATCGCCAGAGCCATCGCCATAGCCATCGCCAGAGCCAGAGCCAGAGCCATCGCCATAGCCATAGCCAGAGCCATAGCCATAGCCATCGCCAGAGCCAGAGCCAGAGTATATACTAAGAAACTCTCTTATCTGTTCTTCCATACGTCTACCTCCTCAATGGATTTTATTGCTTCGTCTGTACAAGGTATTATTTCAATAACCCCTAAAATTGAAATTATCGGCACGGCCAATGTGAATTTACAATCATTAGGGCGTTTTGTCCCTTCTACTGCCAATTGGCTGATAGATGCAGCCCCATACCAACACCACAATCTTCGGCAGTCTGTCAATGTAACTTCACTACCATTCTTTTCTTTCAACGTACCGAAAAATACACCGGCTCTATCAGCGCGGATAATAACTTTTTTCCCAATCATAATTCTATATATTTAAAGATTAATAAATATTGGCTCGCCCTCAACGCAACAATGCGTGTTTAGCCTTTCAGCATACCCGAATTTGACGGGAGGGGAGATATATCGATAAGCGTGGTATGGTCGCCCTTCGCCGCCATTTACTTTATACCTATTGAGGACTGGATAGGACGCTTATATTGTCTTTTAATATTGTTCCTTTGCGATACGGGTGCCCAAACCGCATACTCGCCACCGTAGGACATTTCGGTGCAAAAGAACCGTCGTAAACCTTTCTGCCCATTCGCAGCATGGCTATCACTGTGTGATATTCCCTATTTTCAATACTTCGTTGTATGTTCACAAGCCAACGGGTTATAGTCTTAGCCGCCTTGTGCTTCACAATTTGCAGATTAAATCCGCTCCAAAGACCTATCAAGTGCTCCCGTCCGGTCCTCGCTACCGGAAGCCGTTCAATCCGACCACGGGAATGTTTAAATATTCATGTCCATATGCTCGTATCGCCAGCCGAGCATCGCGTATCCTATATCATGGCTATTGCATTTCCTGCCTATAGGTTCCCTGCCGACAAGGGAAGAGGTGTATTCGTCCATCTTCATTTTAGCATCAGCCCAAGCCTCCCTCAACGCATGCCCAAAGGAGAACCGCCGGAGTGACTTGTTCCTTCTGGAATAGGCAAAGGCAAGCTGCATGATGGCTCTGTGGTTGTATCTGCCGTCAATTACAAGATTGTAATCCCTTGATTTCATCTTTCGAGAAGTTTTATCAATGATGACTTCTTGAAACGAAGCACTCTCCCACTCTTGCTATGAGGAACGGTGTCTATACGGTTGTATAAAGTCCCCAGAGACCAACCGAGTAATTCCGCAGCTTCACGGGCACCAAGCCATTCAGAAGTTTCCTCTTCAACAGCTTCCTTTACAAGTCTTTTCACGTCATTACGCATAAGCTTGTACAACTCCTCAGCAACTGCTCTTGCTTCTGAACGGTTCATTTCTTTTCGATTGCGGTTATAGTAACCTTGAAAGTTTTGGTATCAATTTCCACCTTATATCTCTCTACATCCGGTCTTGGAATTGCCAAAGCCGTTCTGTAAGCAGTTGCTCTCGCAGAGTCACATTCGTTGTAATTTGACAGCCATACGGTAAGAGAACTCCCTGGCTTTATCTTCGAAACTTCTTCTCTTGTTACTTTCATATTCTTTCTTTATGTAAATTTTCTACATTATCTTTGTTTTTTAATAGAAAACCACTATATTTGCCTTCGGATATAGTAAAAGCGGCTTTTATAGTTGCTCCTATTTTTTTTATGCCTTGTTGTTGTCGTTCTGTCGTTCTAACAACACCGCAAAGATAGTACATATATTTTGTACTCAAAAGAAAAAGTACAGAAAATATGTATGTTATAAAACATGTTTAGCCAAGGCATAAAAAATAGGTCTAAAATTGGTCTTTGAAATGTTTACAATCGGTTATACAGCCTTTATTCCATAATAAAACTATGGATATACACTTTTTACAGCAAGGCATATTGCTACAACCAACAATGAAAGCGATATAATGGAAAGATATAAATGAACGGTCAAAGAGGGCTTTATCTTAATGATATGCCTTATTTCAAGTTTGCATTTATTAAATAACAAAAAATCATATATTCTCTGTATGCTATTTGAAATGCAATTAATAGACCCTACGAGGTTTTCAGTAAAACTTGTTTCTTTTATAGAACTTATCTCTTTCGTCAACAAAGACAGTTTTTCAGACAACAGAAGATTACCGCAAGATGAAATGTAATAATCACGCACGTATGGATGGGTAGATATGAAAGCAAAATCTTTCAACTCTTCTGAATCGCTAATTTTTTCATACGTGTTCGATAATTGAGAAAAACGCTCTTTTGACATTTTCAACTCACGAAAAGGTATTTCCTGCATATCGGCAAAAGCCTCCTTGAGCTTTTGCATATACTCCTTGTCTTGTTTTGAGTATTTCATAATCCATTATTTTATTTATTAGACAATCAGTTAATAGTATCAGCATCTAAAAATATATATGTTATTATTTATTCAATAAATTATATACTTTATATTAACTTGTAAATCACCAGGTTTGAAGGAACGTTGATTTTTGAGTGAATCATCCCCTTACCCGTAGAGAGCGGTTTTTCTCTCTAACGGTTCAAGGATAATTCGATGGTAAATCACCAGTATAAGTTAGGTATCGACCCCATCGGCTCTGAATTGGGTGCTTCCAATCTCGGCTTTCAGCTTTTACAGAGTTGGTTATCCCGTAACCTGCACCTGCGCACCAGTCTGCTTATTTCAATCGACTGCCTTCTTTCGTGCATCCCCTCACGGGCTTTCACCGTGAAGCTTCGGAAGGTTGTTTTAAATCTGTTATTGGTCGAACGTATTTTCCCCGATAGCCCTGCTGTATCCAATCCATGGAAAGCATGCAATAACCGATTGTATAACTGGCTTTAAACAGAAAGCCCCGTAATAGGTACGAGCTATTACGAGGCAATCATATATAAACTCCATAAGGAGAATGTTCAATCAATGTCTGGTAACATCTCGTACTTGTTACGGCGACAAATGTAGTACATATTTTCTGTACCGCAAAATAAAAAGTGAAAAATTATGGATGATGTCACAAAAAGGTTTTTTGAGGTACTTGACAAAGTCGGTATAAGCGGAGCCTCTTTATGCAAAGAGATTCCAGATTTGACCAAACAAAAACTTTCCAATGCAAGGAATGGGAGAAACAGCATACAAATAGATGTCGTAAGCTATGTATGCTCACAGTACAAGAATATAAATCCCGGATATATATTGACGGGAAGCGGAAACATGTTTTTTGAGAATGAAATTTCCAAAGACAACAATTCATTAAGTAATGCCTCAAATGATATAGGGAAAGATTTGAGAACGGCAGTAAAGCAGCTTGAAGATGCAAACGATACGATAAACGTACTTAAAGAAGTGATAAAAAAACAAATAGCAGAAATAGAAGAGTTCAAAAGGAATTCGGAAAATAAAAAGATGGTGAAATAAATGGAAAAGGAATCAGAACATAACGAAAGAGCGATAGACCGGTTAAAAATATTCGCCCAATATGCAAGGGAAGAACTTAAGTTAGTAAAAGGATTCAATTCATTCGAGGCTTATTGCGGTCTGTCCAATAATTACATCAATTGTTCGGACAGAGGGGGGAAAACCAAAGGGAACATAGGCAGTGACAGTATTGCCCGTATTTCTGAGGCATTTCCTATGCTTAACATCAAGTGGCTATGCACCGGAAAAGGAGAAATGATTGACGACAGATACGATGCTGAAAAGAAGCTGGAGGCTATAAAAAAGATACTAATGTGATACCCTTGTAGAAATACTTAAAATAACAAGCTAAAAATCAAATAAATACATAATATAAATTAATCCCAAGCGGTTCACATAGAAACAAAGCCAGAAGGCGACAAAAAGAAAAAAGTCCTACAATATCAATGTATTGTGGGACTTTTTTTATGTTTCCATCTTACCTGAAAGTCCCAAAAGGGTACGAAAAGAAAAGTTGGACATCCAAACAGTGGTACAATTGGTACAGTGGGTACAGCGCCTCTTCTGCTTCACACACATGCGCTTATGTACATTACTTCATAACGCGTACATTATTTATATACATGCGTGTGTGAGATAGAAGAGACGCTGTACCCACTGTACCAACTGTACCCATAAACCTCACCTTTACGCCGCTCAAGTTCACCTTTACACGGCCCAACCTCACCTTTGCTTATGTCACTTCACCTCTTCCAGATAAAGCACACGGCTCGAATAGTCGTTCTGCTTGTGATAGTCCACCTTATGGTTGTAGGGAATCTCCAGCCCGTTTGCCATGAGGTAGGCACCACTGAAACTCTTTCCTTCGTAGTTCAAGGGAACATTATCTATACGGTTCAGTTCATGCACCCGGTATTGCTTGTCGGCACAGAGCCCTGCCATCTTCACACGCGGCAGGTGCTGGTTACAGAAATGTTCCGTCTTC